CTATCAAGTGCCCGTGGATCGCCGGGCACGGTCCCACGAGACCCTTGACCGGGGCCGAGTATGTGCCGGCGATCCCGGGTCAGCGAGGCTGGTTTCACTGTTTTCACTGCGAGCGCCGCGGCCAGGCCGAGTTCCGCGAAGAGCTCGATGCGGTGCTGCGCCTGGAAGGCGCCAGGATCGTGGCGAGCTTCGAGTTCGACGAGGTCGACCCGGCTGCCATCCCGCCGGTCTCGTATGCCCGCCTGGTCACGGGACAAGCGATCGATCTGTGGGACCAGAAGACCCCTCCGGCCTGGCCCGGCGGTATCCTGCCGGCAGTCCTGGAAGATACCTTATCCGAGCTGGCCGAGCGCGACGGCCTGGACCTCGGGGCCTCGGGCAGCGCCATGATCACCGCGGCCTCGGGCGCCGCCGACAAACGCGCCACGCTGACGCCCTACGCCGGCTCGCAGTGGTCCGTGCCGCCGGTCCTGTGGTTGATGCTGATCGCCGAGCCCGGGCAGCGCAAGACCGCGATCCTGGGGTATCTGATGGGGCTTTTGCGCAAACGCAATGCCGAGCGCATGCGCGCCTACTCCCAAGCGATGACCAGCTGGCGCGCGGTTCCTGCGCCGCAGCGAGCGCAACAGCCGACGCCTGCCGTGCGGGCGCTCCTGGCCGAAGACACGACGATCGAGAAACTGCAGGAGTGGATGGCGGATAACCCAAGAGGTTTGCTCTACCTGCGGGACGAGCTGGCCAGCCTGTTCGAGTTCGGGCGCTATACCACCGGGACCGGCGCGGCCGAGCGCGCCAACTTCCTGGAGTTCTACGAAGGCGGTCCCACCACCATCGGCCGGATGACGCGGACCACGTCGATCGACAACTGCGCGCTGTCGATTATAGGCGGCATACAACCGCACCGCCTGGCCGACTTCAAGGGTTTGGCCGACGACGGTCTGTTGCCGCGGTTCGGGACCCTGTTGATGCAACGGGCCGGCGTTCCTCTGCGCAAGAACACGCCGCCGGACATCAGCGCGATCAACGCCACGATCGAGCAGTTGTTGTTGCTGGGACCGGACGCCTATAGCACCGATACCGCCGGCGAAGACGTGATCCGCGACATCGAGAAGATGGGCGAGAGCCTGGCACAGCGACCCGACATCGGGGTGGGCTATCGCGGGTTCCTGCGTAAACTTCACGGGACCCACGCCCGTGTGTCCCTGGTCCTGCACCTGATTGACGGCGGCCAGGACCAAGTGGTCCCGGTGGATACCGTGCATCGAGCCGCGCGCTACGCCGAGTTTTTGCTTGGCCACGCCGAGATATTTTACGCGGGCCTTGAAGGTTCAGCCGAGCACACCGCGCAGTCGATCGGGAGCTACCTGCTGCGACACCCGGTCTCTCGGGTTACCGCCGGCCAGCTGCGCCGCGATGTTGCCGCGTGCAAGCCGCTGCGCACCTTGAAGGAGATCCAGGACGCGGTGTTCCTGTTGGTCATCGGTGGGTGGTTGCTGCCCGAGACTAATTATCCGAGCAACAGCGCCTGGCGGGTGCGTCCTAACCTGGAGGACCAGTTCGCCGCCCGTAAGACATCGGAGGCGGTTCGCGCGGAAGCGGTGAAACAAGCGATGAACCATCGAGGGCTGTACCGTTGATGACCGTTGGAACCGAGATATGATCGCGCGCGCGAGAAAACCCCCCTCTCACACATTACAAAAGAGAGAGGATTTGACTATCTCTCGTGCACATATCTCGATCGCCACGACACGTTTGTTGAGCAGAAGCTAATGCAACCGTTGATATAGAGAAAAACACAAGATGTCTATTGATCCCTGGTTAATAGCTTGTGCGGTTGCGCATCTTGGTAATCGCGCGGCGTGGCAGGCTATCCATCAGAAGCTGGTAGAAGCAGGGTTTTCCGGGGACTGGAACAAAATGACTAGAACGATTTGGCTGGAACGGCAAAAGCTTGGCAAAGAGGATAACACAAGATGTCACGTTTCATCAAAACCACCAGCGGCTATCTCAACCAGGACCACATCTTGTTAATCCGGTTCGGCCTGACGAAAGAGGACGAGGGCCAGGATCTCATCCAGATGTCGGACGGCCGGATCGTGCAGACCCAGATCGAGGACTTCGACTGGCTGGGACCGAAGTATGCCGTGGACGAGGAAAACCGACGTAGGACGTTGGACGCGGCGACCGAGGCTCAACCGGAAAACCGAAGTATGCCGATGTCGATGCCGGCGGCGGCCGAGGCTGAAAACCTGCGTAGGACGATACCTCGGCCGGCTGCGGCCGAAGGGCAAAAAGAAGCCCCCGCCGACGAGGCCGGCGGGGGCGAGGGGTCGGATACGGTGTCCGAGATACCGAAGGTCTAGCGCCCCCGGCTGCGCACGATGCGCCGGCCGCGGGCGACGAGCCCGCAAGCAGTCAGTCCGCGGCCGTCGCGGGCAAGGTGAACGCGGCGAGACCCGATCATAGCCAACGGCCCTTGGTGCTGCGCATCGTGCCGAGTAGGTGGAGCGCGATCGCCAAGGCGTAGCCAAGCATGAAGGCGATTACGAGCGGTCCTTCGGCATTGATGCTGGCGCCCCACGCGATGCCGTAGCCGAACACGGCGAGGAAGGCGATCATGGCGCCCCAGCTGGCGAGCCATCGGGCGAACGCCCGTTTGCTGTTTTCAGTCATGGTGTTTCCTTTGAGGTAGGCACCCTAAAAGCCGGCTGGGATCACCCATGCCGGCTAAAGAGGCGCTACGGAGCCCGCCAGTGCGGTGGAAAGAGTCTGAGGTAGGAGAAGTCTTCCCATGCACTGACGGGCTTCCTAGGCGGTTTAAGAGCCATATGCTCGCAAGGCAGGGTAGCTCCGCGACCGCGGTCTCGGTTTCGTTCTGCGGCAGGTTGTCGCAGGGGAGCTCGACAAGCTGTTGCGGCGCCGGAGTGTTTAGCGCTGCCGCGGCGATAGCGTCCGGGTCCAAACCTAACGCAATCAACGCGCTAGTAAGCTCAGCCAAGGTCAGATCGTTGATTTTTCGGCCGGTCAGGAAGGTTGCGGCGTGGAAATGCTCTCGCAACGCGCGGCGCAACGCCGAACGCGCGACATGGGATGGGTAAGCCACTGTATTTACCTCTCGTTTCGGTGTGGTGTAGGCTGGTGGTGTCGTGTCGTGGCAAGCGCCACGCAGGACAAGTGCCTTACGCGCACTACAAAAACAAGAGGGTTGGCAGGACAACGTGACTTGGCGCGGATCGCCAAACAGCATCGCCGCGCTGCGGCAGCATCACGTTCTGTTGCAGGACCAGCGCAAATGCCGCCGGTGCCGTCAGGTTGCGATGCGTGGCCAGGACCATTGCCGCATGCACGTTGGTCGCTGGACTACGGTTCAGCCGTCAGCGGGTCGCGCCGAGAGCCGCATGCTCGGGAAGCTGGAACGCGCCGGCTTGTTACCCTTCGATTTGATCAGCTTGCCGCTCTGGCGAAACCTCAACGGTCTTCCAACAGGACAGCGCGCGCCGATGCGGCTGGCGTTGGTGCATGCTTGGGACAAGCGGGACGCGGCGCCGTTGCGTTGGGCGCAGGTTCAGCGTCAAGCGATCAGCTTGGGCGCACGACCCGGCAAACGGCAGAACACGGCGTATTGGTATGAGAACGCTTAACAGGACCACCAAAGGACCAGCCGGGACCAGAGGCAGGACCAACCGGGACCAGAACACAAAACGTGATTTTGTCCCGGATAAGCTCCCAGATGACCGCCCCAACACACAGAGTTTTCAGGTGCGCGACCAGCTCCGAGAGCTGCTTTCGGCAGCTGACACTCCGGCAGCTGCAAAAGTCAACGCAGCCCGAACACTCGCCGAAATCGAGGGGATGATCGGCCGGCATCAGCTGGCTCCCATCGCGGGGACCACGGCTCCCCTGTCGTCACTGTCACGAGACCAGCTAACCGCCGAGCTTGACCGTCTTCGCACACTGTTCGAGCTTGGTCTCGTCACTTAACCCACTGATCCACCTACCCGAGCCGCTTCCTCTTCAAGGAACCTGCCGTGTCACTACCGGTCCCGGGACCGCAGCCCCGGGGGCTTCCGCCCCCCTCCGGGGGTGCCCGACCGCGCGCCTCGACCCCATGACTGACCTACCGGCTAGATTTGTGTGATATTATCTTTGTAACAGCATAATCAGTATCTTAGTTGGTGTCAGTCAGTTCTGGACCGAGCTGAACTCTAGCCCCTAAAATGCGATTGCCGGCCAGGGTGGTCCTGGCCGGCGCTCGATGGGAGAAAGCGATGGCCGCAAAGCCACATCGCCGCCTCCTGTGCCTGATTATCGTAATCCTGGCCCTTCAAGGTCAAGGTTACTTTAGTCTGGTAGCAGGGGGGCGTCCAGGTCCTACACCTGGGCGCCTCCCCGTCGATCCGGCTACCGGCCACCATACTTCTAAATACATATAAAGACCCCCCGCCCCGCCGTTTCCGCCGCGGTCGCGCTCGCCTTCGGGCATGCTTCGAGTGTCGCTTTCCCCGGACCATCGGGGCGGTTTCTTGGGCGGCAACCGCGCTTCTCGTAGCGCAGCGGCGGTTTCGCGATCCCAGCAGCCGCCGAACCCTCGTCCGGCGAGCGGCGCGTTAAACCGCCTTGGGGCCTGTCATCTCTGCCGCCCTTTTCGCCCGCGTCCCGTCTTTTTGGGCGCGTGCTTGCGGCCTTTCATGTGGACTTTGTAGATCCCTTGGGCTTCCCCCGGCGGCACCCGCGTCACCCCGCGAGCCTCGATAAAGCCCGCGATCAGGGTGTTTTCGGTCTTCCGCCCGGTCATCCCCACAACATACAGCATCCTTTGTCTTTTGTCCTGCAACGTGTAGGGTGCCTCGCCCTACACGGGAAGACAAATGCCGGTTGTCGCCCTAAAACCGCGCCGCGGGTACTCTTTTACCGATCACGCGGTGGCCAACCCCGCGGCTCCCCCGCCCGGCGATCGTCTCGATGGCGAGGTCGACCGGATCGACCGAACCTTGGCCGAGATCCTCGACTATCTGGCCACCCTGAAGCTCCCTGCCCCCAGCGTTTCCGCCACTTCCACCGCCGCGGTGGGGGTGTTGGGCGGCAACGAAACCCACTCGATCCCGGGCGCTGATCCCAACGCCCTGGCGATGGACTGGGCCGAGGTCTCGGCCGAGTGGGCCGAGCACATGCCGGATACCATCCCGGGCAACATCCTGGCCGTCATGGGGGTCACCGGGGACCACTGGTCCTCGCGCTGGTGGGCCAACCGGGCGGCCCAGCTGGTCTCGCAGAAAGCCGGCCCGGCGATCGCCTTTATCGGCGCCGACCCGCCGCCGAACCCGACCATCGGGTCCCTGTGGTGGGACAACGAGGGCGGCAACCTCTACATATATTACAACGACATAAACACCAACCAGTGGGTCGTTGTCACCAACCAGCCGCAGACCCAGGGGGCGGCGGCTACGATCGCCGGCGCGCCGCCCGCGGTCACCTTGCCGGGCTCGCTGTGGTTCGATAGTGACGCCGGCCAGCTCTACCTCAAGTATGCCGACCCGACCTCGTCCCAGTGGGTCCCGGTGGTCAACCAGCTGACCACCCCGGTGGTGCCGGCCAACGTCCTGGCGCCGGTCTCCGGCGCGGTCGTCACGCTCGCTACCGTGGCCCCGGTTTATGTCAACAATCCTGCCCTGTTGGCGGCTCTGACCCTGAAACTGCCCCCCGCTGTGATCGGCCAGAGCATGGAAATCGGGTTTCGCAACCCCATCACCGTGCTCACCCTGCAGGACAGCGCCGGCGCGCCGATTTCGGGCGCGCCCACCTCGGCCTACGGCCCGGGCGCGGCGATCGAGATGCGTTTTGACGCCCCCGGATGGATTTACTGGAAATGATGAAACTTCTCAGCCTAGTCCTGGGGCTCCTGCTGGCGGCGACTTCGGCTTTCGCTCAAAGTCCTTTCCAAGCATCCGGCAACACCGTGACGTTATCGGTGACGGGGACCACCGCGCGTGTTGCAGTGGCGACTGACGGGTACAACACCGCGATCAGGGTGTTCAACTCGGGCACGGTCCCGGTATTTCTCGCCTGTGGCGATGTTACTGTGACGGCGGTGCTCACGACTTCGATGCCGGTGGCGGCGGGCACGGTCGAGATCCTGGGCTGCGGCAAGGGCTATATCGCCGGTATCTCGGCCGGCACCGCGGCCACCGTCTATCTCACCCCGGGCGCCGGCATATGAGGGTTCTTCCGGCCCTTTTTCTGGTGCTTTTGCTGATTTTTCCGGCCGAGGCTCGGCTCAAAACCGGTCCCATAGATGCCGGGAGCGGGCACCGGCTAAAAAGCGGGACGGTCGTCGACGCGATGCGTACGTCGTTGAGCGTGGCGTACAGCTTTCGCAAGGTTGTTCCGGCCTATGTCGGTCCTTCTGTGCGGCTGGTTAGGTGGGACACGTTAGCGGAAGCCGATATAGGGTTTACTTCGTCGGGCGATTTCGACCGCGCGGCTGCCTTGGCGCACTGTGGTGGTCCGCATGACTGCTACATGATGACTGCTTACGATCAAAGCGGTAATGGCCGGCACGCCACCCAAGCGGTACACGGCAACCGACCCCAGTTGTTTCTTGATTGCTTGGGTATCCAGCTATGCGCTCGGTCGACCTGGGCCGGCATAGGCTTGGGTTCCGCTAGTATAGCGTGGGTCAGTACAAAGACGAGTTTGTCTGCTGTTGCGCGACGTGGCAGTGGCACTGGGCCGTGTTATTTTGTCGGCAAGAACATTAACTATTTGTATGCCGACACGGCCAACGTTTGGAGCACGACGGATTTTACCAGCGGCAGTTGGCCTAGTCCTGCCGCCGATGGAGCGTGGCATGTCGGCAGCACCGTGATCCAGGGGGGCGGGGCGGCCGGTTCGGTGAGCCGGATCGATGGGGTAGAGACGGCTGGCGCGGCATTAACGGGGTCTGCGGCAGCTGGTGGGGCGACGTTCAACTCCGGCAGTGCTTCGACGACGTGCGATGACGTTGAGGCGATGATCTGGGACGGTTATGCGCTGACCTCGGCTGAGCGGATAGCTCTTGCCGATAATCAGCGGCAATACTGGGGCACGCCATGAGACGGATTGCGCTGGCACTTCTGGCGCTCCTCTTGTTGCGTGCGGATATGTACCCGGACGCCTCGAACGCCAAACTGCCACAGGCCCGCACCAACCTTGGGGCCGGCAATCCTGTATCGATCAAGGATCACGGCGCCAAGGGCGATGCGATAACCGCGCCTGACGGCGTCATGTCGGCAGGCAGTGCGACGTTTACCAGTACCCTCGCCAATTTCACCGCGGCCGATGTCGGCAAGAAAATCCAGGTGGATGGTGCAGCTGGGGTTTGGTTGCCGCCGCTGCGGACCACGATCTCGGCGGTTACCGACGCGCACACGGTGAGTTTGGCTGCCCCGGCAACTAAGGCGACGCCGCGTCGCTGGCTCTCGGCGGCGTTTGTGTCGGCACCGCGTGCCACAGGCAGTTATGTGCCTGGGGATCTCCTGACGGTGATTGGCGGAACCTACACGACGCAGGCGGTGCTCAGGGTTGTCAGCACAACGGTGACGGCGTCGGCGATCGTGGCTGGCGGCGTGAACGGGCGGGATGGCGCCTGTCGCGTCCAGGGCACCACTGGCAACGGCACCCTGTTGCAGCGGGACGTGACGGTATCGGGCGGCGCGATCACCGCGCTGGGCAGTTTTTGGGGCGCGAGCCACTATTTCACCAACCCGACTAGCCTCGCGGCCGAACCGGTTAGCAACGCGCCTGGGTTTACCTGTGCCCCGACTGGCGCGACGATGAGCCTGACGATGGGTGTTGAACAGGTAGTGCCGCAGACCCGCGGCGATTACGATCCGGTGGCGTTGCCGGCTGACCCGTTTCCGACCGGAGCGGGCTCGATCTCGGGGGCGACTGGGGCGACGTTTACGCATGGCGGGGTGCCGTGGGGTACTTTTGCCAATACCGGCTTGTTCGTTTACGGCACTGATGACAGTCAGGCTCTCAAAGACAGCATAGATACAGCAGCCGCCTCCTTTACTGCTGGCAAGCCGGCTTATGTATTTATACCGACCGGTAACTACCTGATTGATGCCGTCTCAACGCCGCTGATGTGGTCCGGGTTGGGGATTGTCGGCGAAGGCGCCTACAAGACAAACATTATCATCGGCGCGAACTATATCGGCGATTTGTTTGCTTGGGACGAGGCGTGGGCGGGAGATGCTGGCGGCGGTCACTTGAACGGCACGGTGGGTATGGTTTCCAACCTCAAGACCGGCCCAAAGGCCATTGGGTTCGGCGTCTGGGGTAATCGTGCCGCCGCTACTCAGCAAAATGTATTGATGTTTTACGATCGCTCCGACCAGGTGTTGGTTGACGATGTCGACATCAATTATGTGACCGGACATTGCATGAAGTCTGGGGTGCGAAAACTCCCGGATTATCCGGCTTCGATGCGCGAGAGCCAGATCGGCCATATGCGGTGCTTCGTGGCTGGCGGCCCTGGTATTGCGGCAATCGAGTTCTTGACCGAGGGCAGTGGCGACGCGACCGACGAGATCCACATCGAGGAAATCAATATCTACGCCAACCAGGGCGATGGGTTGCTGTTTCGCAACGCCAGCCCGACCGGCGACCCGATGCGGAACATCTACATCAACAAGCTGCGTATCGAGGGGCAGCAATGGGGCGAAGGTGGCGACTTGCTGCGTTTTGGCGATCCGGCGATGAGTGGGCCGATCACAGGAGTTTTTATCAATCAGCTTCAGTTGACGACGCCATACCCAAATAAGGCGTCGTTGCGGCTTACCGGACCAGGGGATATTTACTTTTTGAGCGTAGCGAGCGGCCAGATAACCAGCGGGCTGCCGATGGGTTACGGTGTGGTGCTGGAGCGCGGTCGCAACCTGTCGTTTCACTTCTCTGACATCTACAGTTGGAACACCAATTTCGTGATGGGTCCAGGCGTCGGGCCGGTATCGCTCGATGGCGATGGGCGGGAGCCGTTGTGGACGTACTCGCTGGCGATCCCGATGCAGTTGTCTACGCCGGTTCGCAAGTTGGGTGTGCCAAATCCAAACACGCAGATGCAGCCTGCGATAATGCCGGTGATCCCTGACGGTACGGCAATCGGCGGTAATGCGCGCGGATCTGGCGCGGTTGATTTACAGACTGGAAGGTATTTGCCGACAGAGGTAGCCAGCGGGTTGCAGGCGGTTATCGGCGGCGGCATCGGGAACGCCGCAACCGGCTCGGGGGCGATAGTGGCCGGCGGGTATTATAACAGTGCGGCGGGGTTTGGAACGGCTATCCCTGGCGGCGCTCGGGCTACCGACCGAGGCAGCGCGGGCGGTATGTATTACTCGTCCAGTGGCTGTCAGGCCTTTGCGATACAGGGTACGTGCCAACGAAGCTGGCATGTGTTGGCGGCGATGCCCAACACGGCGGCGGCGGTGCGATTGACCAGCGACAGTGCGGCACCGGCATCGACCGGTATTAACTGTGTGCCAATACCTAACGGCTCCTCGTATCAGACCGCGGTGCGGGCGACGGCGCGAAACTGGGGAACTAACGAAAACGCTTCCTGGGATGCGATCCAGGGCATGCTGGTGCGGAAAAACGGGTTCCCGACAGCCTATCTCGGCGGGGCGGGTGGCGCTCAGTCGCAAACGACGGCGGGGGCTTTTGGCACACTGGCGGTGGCGGCCGACGCGACCAATAACTGTCTGGCATTGACCTACACGCCGCCGGCCGGCAACACCGACAGTATCCACATTGTCGCGACGGTCGATGTGGCCGAGGTGCAGTGATGCTGGATTTTCCTGACGCCCCGATCCTCGACCAGCTTTTTACCGTCGGCGACATCAACTGGCGCTGGGACGGCGAGAAGTGGGTGGTCTCTACCGTCGAGGCCGGCGGCGGCGGCGGCGGCGGCGGTTTTAACGACTTTGTCCTAAAATCCGGCGACGTGATGTCCGGCAACTTGCACATGCTGGGTAATCCAGTCGGTGACCCGGTTCTTTATATTGGACCCTGGACCGATACGTCGACAAACCTGCACCAATCTCTGTTTATCCAGCATTGGTATGATGCTCCTGCGGGGGCGCCGCAGTGGGTAGCGTCGCCGATCGGGATACAGATAAACATTATGGGCACTCCAAACTATTATGTTTGGGGCATTAACCTGGAAACGGACATCAACACGACGGGCGGCCCGCCCGAGGTTCGGCCGCAGCATGTCGGTTATGCCACTACGACACGGCGTCATCGCAGCAACGATATTTGTTTTGCCTATTACGGCATGATCGAGGACATGTCGGGGCAAAACATCGGGGCTGATATTGGGTTCGAGTTGGACATCAACTGCAGCGGCCCCGAGCCGTCGGCCACCGCATGGCAACCCGGTTTTGGCGGCCGGTCGATGCTTGAGATTAACAACAACCACTACCCGCATGTCGCTTGGGCGGCGAACCACGCCTACCTGAAAGACGCTGTCGTAGCACCCGGCAACGGCCATGTTTACGTCTGTCAGACCGCCGGGACCAGCGGTGCTACGGCACCGGTTTGGCCGACCTCCGGCACGATAACAGATGGCACGGTGACCTGGGCCTACGGCACGACCTTCACTAACGAGATCAGCCGGGCGATCAGCATCGCAGCGGGATCGAACTCCGCTTACGGCGCCGGGATCATGTTTACCGGGAAGTTTTACGATGCTTGTCTTGATTTGTCCTTGGCGACGCGCGACACCGCAAGGAACCCCAAAGCAGTCGGCATCCGGCTGGCGAACCAGATGCAAATAGACTTCTCCGGCGACGGCACCGACGCCGGACAGAGCCGGCATCAACTGTGGTGGGACGGCCCGACCCAGGCTTTAGTCTACGGGACCAATGTTCCGCTGTTTTCGATCCACGACAGTGGGGTTCTCCAGATCGTACCGCCGGTCAACGCGGTGAACGACGCTGCGGCAACGGCTGCGGGGGTGCCAGTCGGCGGTATCTACCGCAACGGCAGTGTCCTGATGGTCCGAGTGGCGGGGGCACCATGAGCCCCGAAACCCGGGTGCCGGTGACCCTCACCGCGGCCCAGTGGAACCAGGTCCTGGCGATGCTGGCCGAGCAACCCTACCGCATCACGGCGCCGTTGATTGCCGAGATCCAGCGGCAAGTGCAGCAGTTCATTGCGGATGGCGACAGCTACCAGCACCCGGCCGGGCGGTCGCCGGCTTCCTGGAAGGCGGCCGAGTGATGGCCGCCCTCGATTTTCCCGCCTCGCCAGCTTTCGGCCAGGTTCACGCCATAGCCGACATTACCTGGGTGTGGGATGGGGAGAAATGGGTCAGCGGCCATGCCGGCGGCACCTTGTCGGCCTATTTGCCGCTTTCCGGCGGTGTTTTGACGGGGCCGTTGTCGGCGCCGGAGTATCGGCTGACCAATGGTGGCGCCAAGTTCGCCCTGGCCACCAACTACTATCACGCCATTTGCGACTTTGACGGCGGCGGCGCTATCTTTCTTGGCGGCGGGCATACCGGGCAAAGCAGTATTTACCGCGCCGCTACACACTACATCCAGTCGAAGGACGCGACCGCTACGTTTGCCACCTTCGACGTGGCCGGGCTGACTGTTTTTGCTCCGATGGTCAGCGTTACCGAGCAGTATAAGCTGGCGGGCGTGAGGTTTGCCACAAGAGGCATCGACGGCGAGCCCGCGCACGTTGTCTACGACTGGGACGGGGGTATTTCGTTCCTGCTTTATGGCTCCGGCCGCGGGTTCATTAACTATTACCGGGCCGAGCAGCACGTTTTTACCAATAAAGCCGGCGACCGGGTGTTCACCACGCTGAACTCGTCTGGCAACCTCATCCTCAGTGGCGCGATTACCGCGACCAGCATCACCGCCAGCGGCACGATCACGGGCGCCTTGCTGGCGTCGACCGGTGGGGTGAGTGCTGCCGGCAATATCAACGCGGCGGGCACGGTGCAGGCCCAGCAGCTGACCAGCAACGGCAACATCAACGCCGCCGGCAACGTCGTTACCGTCAACCTCAACGCTTCCAGCACGGTCAACGCCAACACCGTGGCAGCCACCGGCACGGTCAGCGGTAACCTCCTGACCGGTAACAGCGTCAGTTCCAATACCACCGTCAACGGCGCGCAGTACAATCTTCGCGGCGCGCCGTTTGCCACGTTGGATGCCGGCGCTCTTGTAACTCAGCTTAGCGATCCGCAGTACATCAACATCTCGATGTATACGAGCGGGACTAACTACTACGACAACAGTCAGCATGTTTTTCGCAGCCGGGCGGCTGCTTATGGCGGCGGCACGACTTACGCGATCTTTAATGCCGGCGGATCGTACAACCAGACGGGCGGCTGGGGGGTCATCTCGGACGATACGGTGAAAACCAATGTCGCCCCCTATACCGCCGGCCTGGCGCAAGTAAAACAGCTCAACCCGGTCTCGTTCGAGTACACCCCGGCAGCGATCATGCGTGCGGCGGGTGAGACCAACTATGGGCTGATGGCTTCTGAGGTCCAGCCGGTGGTCCCGGAAATGGTCAGCGAGGCCGAGCTGGAGATCGACGGCGTGCCGAACCCGGTGCAGACCTTGCTGCCGACCCACTTGATTTACCTTCTCGTCAACGCCGTGAAAGAGCTGTCGGCCCGGGTCGAGCAGCTGGAGGCGGGCACACCCTCTTAAAGGAAGGACTGAAAATGGCTGTCGATCTCCAAGCCGTAAGCCTGCAAGGCACCTACCGGATCGGGTTCAAGCCCCCGGCCGAACGTTCTCTCGCCGCCGGCGAGCTCTACATCGAGGTCGGTAGCGGCGCCCCCAAGCTCTGGGTCGGCGCGATGCAGGACGCTGGCCTTGTCGGCAACCTGGCGGTGTTTGCCACCGCCGAGGCCGCCCTCCTGGTCCCGCCGGTCAACCGCGATGTCCCGGCGGTGACCCAGGCGGGGGCCACCCTCAACTGCACGATGGGCAACTGGGACGGCGAGCCGACCGCCTACGCTTACCAGTGGAAGCTCGACGGGGTGGACGCCGGCGACGGCACCGCGAACTACATTACGGTCGCCGGCGATGTCGGGAAAACCGCAATCTGCACGGTCTCGGCCACTAACGCCGCCGGCACCACCGCGGCGCCGCCGTCGAACTCGGTAATGATCGCGCCGGAGGCTGGTGTCGCCGGGTCGGCCGCGCCCGGGATTGAAATGCAGAACAGCCCGGCGCCGCAGTCGCAGGCCGAGCCCAAGGCCGAGCCCCCCAAGGAAGAGCCCAGGGAAGAGCCCAAGGCCGAAGAGCCGCACTCGCGGCGAAATCATCGCTAAAGGGAGGCTTCGATGGCGGCGTCCCAGGGCCAACCGGCACCGCTGACGGTGTCGTCCCCGCCACCGCACCCGACGATGGCGGTCTTCCGGTGCCTCAAGCAGTCGTTCCGCGACTATCACAGCGGCACCGGCGCGACGATGACGGTGGCAAACCCGGCAGGCCAGTCGCACGGCGCGACCCTGACGATCTCCGGGACCATCGATGTCGACCCCTCGGTCCTGACATTGCCGCCGGCGGTCTCGGTCAGCCTGACCCAGGCTGGCGCGGTGGTCGCAACCCGCGACGCACCCGTCACCGCGGGGAACCCCGGGACCTATACGACAACCTTCCCGGCGAACACCCTGGCGGCGGGCGCCGCCACCGCGACAGTCACCTCGATCGTGCCGCAGAAGACCGCCACGACGGCGTCTTTCACGATGACGTAGGCTATGTCGCCTGATCTTGCCCGGTATGAGGGGGCTAACTGGCGTAGTCGCCCTCGAAAACACGGTCATGACCGAAAGGGGAAGCGTACTCGGATACTGCGCATTTGGATCAACATGCGGACACGTTGCTACAACCAAAATAATGTTGCGTACCCGCTTTATGGCGGCCGCGGCATCCGTGTGTGCGATCGTTGGCAGGAGTTCACCAACTTTTTGGCGGATATGGGCGAGCCCTTGCCGGGGATGACCTTGGATCGGGTCGATAATGAAGGCGATTACTCCCCGGAAAACTGTCGATGGGCGACCCCGTTAGAGCAACGTCGTAATCAGCGCCGACCGATCCACACGGTCATCTATAAAGGCCAAACACTCCCGCTGCATGATGCGCTTAGCGCGGCTGGGGTGGCCTACCATACTTGGTCGAACTGGAAGTATCGGGGCGGGTTGTCGGTCCAAGAGGCGTTCGATCGAGGGGTCCGAAATGTCCCCTGACCTGGCACGCTATGAAGGAGTTTTGAAAAGACTGATTGCGGTCACCGAGGCCGAGACCTCGATGCTCGCCTTCACCAAACTGATGATGCCCTCGCCGCGCTACCCGGATGACCCGGATTTCAGCCGGTACGAGGTCCAGCGGTTTCACGAAGTCATGTGCGCCGCCTTGGAAGAGCTCGAAGCGGGCCGGATCAGGCGTTTGATCATCAACTTGCCGCCTCGGCACGGCAAAACCCAGCTCGCCAGCAAGATGTTCACCGCCTGGTTTTCGGGCAAAAACCCCGATAAATCGGTCATTTTCGGCACCTATAACGAGAAGTTCTCCCAAGACATCGGCCGGGCGGTGCGCGACATCATGTTGATGCCGCCCTACGCCCAAGTCTTCCCCGGGACCACCCTGAAGACCGACAGTAAAGCCAGCGATCGCTTGGAGACCACCGAGGGCGGCATCCTCGCCTTTGTCGGCCGCGGCGGGACCACCACCGGTCGCGGCGGCGACCTCCTGGTGATCGACGACCCGATCAAAGACAGGATGGAGGCCGACAGCCCGACCATCAGAGACACCCTTTGGACCTGGTTCACCCAGGTCATCGCCTCTCGGCTGATGGACGAGACCGGCCGGATCATGCTGATCCAGTGCATGACGGGCGACACGCCGGTCATGATGGCTGATGGCGTAGAAACACCGCTTCGGGACATCCGCCCCGGGGATCGGGTGGCGACGTATGATCGAGACACGGAAGGTATCACGGTTGAAACCGTACTGAACTGGGCCAACCAAGGTCCTGATAAAGTCTTCACAATTAGGACGAAATCCGGTAGCGTCGTCAAGGCAAATGCGAGGCACCCGTTCCTCGTGGATGTTGACGGAGCACTAAAATGGCGGCGAACGGATACGCTCAAAAAGGGCGACAAAATCCTCCGGGTCACTGGGGGAAATGGAGCGGAAAACTTTGCGCGGAAGATGGATGCAGTTTGCCCGCCAAGTGTCAGGGGCTCTGCATGTCCCATTACAACAAGAAACGCTGGGCAGAGGGCGTTCGCCCGCCTTCGGTCACGCACAGCAACACACGTCGGGCGCACCTCAAACACCGTTACGGTATTTCTCAAAACGATTACGATGCGCTGTTTGAAAGCCAGGGCGGGGTTTGCGCTATTTGCAAGACACCTCCTGGTGAAAAATCCCCTCGGCATTGGTCTCGAACCCTTTGCGTTGACCACTGTTATGGAACCGGGCAAATTAGAGGATTGCTCTGCAATACCTGTAACTGGCTGGTTAGTAGGTCAAAAACAGCAGAAGCACTCGAAGCCGCCGCGGCTTACCTCAGAAGTTTTTCCTGATCCCATAGTATATATCGAAGAAACGGGGGTTGAAGAAGTCTTCGATATTGAAGTTAATCGCACCAAGAACTTCATCGCTGATAATTTAGTCGCCTCGAATACCAGATGGCATCAAGATGATCTGATCGGCCGTCTCACCGACCCGCACAACTCCTATTACGACCCCGAGGAGGCCGCCGAGTGGCGCATCATAGATTTGCCCGCCTTGGCCTTCGACGACGGGAAGGACCCGCTGCGCCGCCAGGTGGGGGAGCCCCTGTGGCCCGGACGTTTTGGCAAGACCTATCTCCAAGCCCTGCAGCGCCGCGACGTGCGGGGATTTTCGGCACTATACCAAGGGCGGCCTTCCCCGGCTGGCGGGACGTTTTTCTCGGTGGACTGGCTCCATACATACCGGCCCAACGATCTACCCTCTTCGTTGCGCTGCTACGCCGCTTCCGACCACGCGGTCGCCTTAAAGCAAGGGTCGGACAAGACCTGCCTGATGGTGGTCGGGATCGACAAGGATGACCTGATTTGGGTGCTCCCCGACTTGATCTGGCGGCAGATGAACGCCGAGCAGACCGTCGAGAGCATGTTAAGGATGATGAAGGCGCATAAGCCTTTGTTTTGGTGGGCCGAGCGCGGTCATATCTCGAAATCCATCGGGCCGTTTCTGCGCAAACGCATGCTCGAAACCCATACTTTCTGCAGCCTCATCGAGATGCAGCCGATCGCGGATAAACAAACCCGCGCGCAGAGCATCCAGGGCCGTCTCAGCATGAACCGGGTGCGTTTTCCCGAGCGGGCGCCCTGGTGGCCGGCCGCCCGGGACCAGATGTTGAAGTTCCCCTACGACGCGCACGACGATTTTGTCGATACTTTGGCCTATATCGGGCTTGGCCTGACCCTGCAGGTCGGGGCCAGCCAGCCCAAGGACCCGACCGCCGATCGCCCCTCCGAAAACACCTATGCCTGGCTCAAGATGCAGCGCGAGCAGGCCGAGCGCAGCGTGAAACTGGGTTACGCCTCGGGAGGCTGGTGATGATCGTCTTGGTGCTGTTCGTCGTCGCGATGTTCCTTTGGTTTTTGTCGCTGACCCCGCTGGCGGCGCCATATATCGTCTTGGTGCTGTTCGTCGTCGCGATGTTCCTTTGGTTTTTGTCGCTGACCCCGCCGGCGGCGCCATATGTGGCAGGACGCCCGTGGATTGCCTGGATTTGTGTATTGTTACTAGGGGTTTACGTCTTCGTGCCGGGGCTGCGGGGATAGGGCACGAAAATGTCTGATTTAGGTGCCCCTCCCCCAATGCTAGGTCCGGGACCACCGGTCCTGGCGCAGCCTAGTATGGGGATCGACCCAAACCAGCTGGTCACCCAGGACCAAACTTTCGTCAACCGGGACAAACCGACCCCGGACGAACCTCGGCGCAAACTCGTCAACCGCTGGCAGGACCGGGTCAAGCGCGCCAAGCGCCACTGGCGTATGCCCTTCAAGCGCATGCGCGAGAACATGGAGTTCTGCGAAGGCCGGCAATGGCCTGAGATCGCCAAATCCGAAAAGCGTGACGATCGTTATGTTGCGAACATTTGCATCCGGCATGTCCTGCAGCGCACTGCCGAGCTCTACCCCAACAATCCGACGATGCAGGCGAAGTCCAAGCCCAAACTCATCGCCACGGTGTGGGACGGCAGCGAACAGCAGCTGATGCAGGCGCAGCAATCGATGCAGTTCGCCGCTCAGTCCGGCATGCCGCCCGATCCCAACTCGATGGCGATCCTGCAGGACGCGGCTACCGTCAAGCAGTTCGACCAGATCACCGCCAAGGTCGGGCGTACTTTAGAACTGCTCTACGAGTACAACATCCAGGAGCAAAATCACTCCTTCAAGCAGTCGATGAAGATGTCGATCCGCAGGAGCATCATCACCGGGGTCGGCTACGTTAAGTTAGGGTTTCAGCGGGCGATGCAGATGGCGCCCGAGGTCGAGCACCGGATCGCCGATATGTCGGAGCGGTTGGCCAACATCGAGCGCCTGGCCGGCGATCTCTCGGATGACGAGATCCAGCCCGACAGCGCCGACGCCGAGAGCCTGAAAATCGCGATCCAAAGCCTGGCCCAAGAGGGCCAGCTGATCGTGCGGGAAGGTCTCACCTTCGATTATCCCGACAGCACCGCGATCATCCCCGACCCGCGCTGCCGCACCCTGAAAGGCTTTCTCGGTGCCGACTGGGTGGCGCAAGAGTATTTGCTGACCGAAGACGAGATCGAAGAAATCTACATGGTCGATGTCGGCACTTCTTATACCGCCTACAACGAGCAGGGTCAGACCACCGGTTACGAGCCCTCGGGCGAGCAGCATTACTACGCCGGCAGCGGTGACAGTGACGGTCTGGTGACACCGTGTCTCGCCTGCGTGTGGGAGATCTACAACCGCAAGGACGGCAGCGTGTACGTCGTCTGTGATGGTTACCCGGACTTCCTGCAGGAACCGGCGCCGCCGGAGACCCAGACCACCCGCTTCTGGCCGTGGTTCTCGATCGTCCTCAACGAGGGCTACGATGAAAAAACCCTCTTCCCGCAGTCGGACATCGACCTGGTGCGCGACATGCAGCTGGAGCTTAACCGGGCGCGTCAGGGTCTTAGAGAACACCGCCGGGCTAATCGCCCGAAAACTGCGGTCGCGGCGGGGTTGCTTGAGGAGCCCGATCTTGAAAAACTCCGAACTCATCCGGCCAACGCGCTTTTGGAGCTCAACGCCCTGGCCCCGGGGCAGAAAATCGACGACGTATTGCAGGTCATCCATATGCCGCCGATTGATGCGGCGGTTTACGATACGGGTCCGGTTTTTGAGGATGTCCTTCGGGTCCTGGGGTCCGACCAAGCCGATCAAGGCACTACCTCGAACGCCACGGCAACCGAGGTTTCGGTCGCTCAGTTTTCTCAGAACACCGACCTGACTTCGACGATCGACGACATCAACGACGTGATGACCGAGATGGCCCAGGCGGCTTCCCAGATCCTGGTCCTCAACGTCAGCCAGGAAACCGTCACCAAGATCGTCGGCCCCGGCGCGGTGTGGCCGATGTTGGACAAGCAGACCGTCGCCGAGAACGTCTGGCTGGAAGTCGATGTGGGTGCCAACGGCCCGCCCGACCGGCAGCAGGACGTGCAGATGCTGACCCAGCTGGTGCCCCTCCTGCAGCGCATCCCGGGGATCAACCCGGAGTGGCTGGCTCGCCAGTTGATCAACCGGATGGGCGACAGCCTCGACCTCAGCGAAGCCTTCTCCGAGGGCGTCCCCAGCATGGAAGCCTTGAACCAACTGATGGGGCGCCCGCCAGCCCCGCCCGCCGGTCCCGAGGGGGGACCGGCGGGCGAGGGTGGCCCCGAGGGGGCCGGACGCGGCCCTCCCCGGCCGCCTGACCCCGGCGCCGATCCTAACGCGCAGGGACCGGTGGGCGCCACCAACGCGATGACCGGTCCCGGGACCGCGGGGGCGCTGGGACCGCGGGTGCCGCCGCTTCAGGTCTACGGCCGCAACGGTAACCGTCCCGGCCTGGGCGGCGGCATGCCGCGCGGCGCCACCAGCAACCCGGGGTTCCCGACGCCATGATCCTGCTGACCGCTGCCTTGGTCCTGGTGCTGTTGCACCGGGCCGACGGCGGTCCGGTGCATGTCGCTCCGTCACAGATTACGTCGCTGCATGATAGGCCGGAGATTGGGGTGCGAGTGGTCAATCGCGCGGCGAAGTGCGTGATCTGGCTGGCTGACGGCAAGGTGCTGGCGGTGCTGGAGCCGTGCGATGTGGTCCGGAAATTGTTTGTCGAGGCGGGCAGCGCCCGATAGACCGATCTCGTAAGCCGCGGGCCGGATATGCGCCCGTCGGCGCGCGTTCCGGTCGATCCGTGCCGGCCGACACTTTCTTAGTCGTGTTCCCCACGCCACCGCGACGTTTGTAGTGTCCCCTTCCCGGTTGTCTTGCGCAAGACAAAACGCTAGACACACACCCTACAAAAGAACATAAGTTCTTGCCGAAACACAAGGATCGGCAAGACCTTGTCGGACGACAACTCGACCCCAGACGTAGCGGCGCCCTCGTCAGGCGCACCCGAACCTTCAGCACCGGCGCAGCCATCGCCGGCGCCCGACAGTAATGCGCCGCCGTCAAGCGCACCCGACGTAACATCGCCATCGTCAGGCGACAGCCGCCAGTCAGACCGTGAAGGGCTACTTGCCGTAGTCAAGACGGTCGTGGAGACCAGGCCCGAGAAATCGGCCCTCCCCTCGGACGCTACCGACGCGGAGACCGA